ACTGCTGCTGACCGGCAGTTTGTTGGCTCAAAACGTATGTGTATCCACTCCGAAAACCTCTTTGGTGCTTTCGGCTCCTGAAGGCGGTACACTGAGACACTTGTATTATGGTAACAGACTTTCTGAAGCCGACTTGCAGAATATCTCTGCGGCAGAAGCGAACCATGCAGCCTATCCCGAATATGGATTGAATGCTCCCGTGGAGACGGCCCTCGCTGTGAAGCATGCCGACGGTAACATGACCCTCCAGCTCGAAGTATTGAACGTGACTACCGAAAAGGAAGGGAATGCCGTGACGACTGTCGTGGCACTGAAGGATAAGGTGTATCCCTTCTTCGTCAACGTCTGTTACCGTGCCTGGCAGGATGCCGACGTGATAGAATCCTGGACTGAAATCTCCCATCAGGAGAAGAAGCCGGTGGTGCTCAATCAGTTTGCTTCCGGCTATCTGCCCATCCGCCGTGGCGATGTATGGCTGTCCCATCTCTCCGGTTCCTGGGCCAATGAAGGGGTTTTGACGCAGGAACCTCTCACTCCGGGCATGAAGGTTATCAAGAATAAGGACGGTGTGCGCAATTCCCATACTGACCATGCCGAAGTGATGTTCTCCCTTGACGGCCGTCCGCAGGAGAACACGGGCAACGTGATTGGTGCAGCCCTCTGTTACAGCGGCAACTACAAACTCCGCATTGAGACACACGATGATGAATACCACCATTTCTTTGCCGGAATCAACGAAGAGAACTCTACTTATTCCTTGAAGAAGGACGAGCTTTTCCGCACTCCCGAACTTGCCCTGACTTATAGTAATGAAGGCTTGAGTGGCGGCAGCCGTAACTTCCATCGCTGGGCACGCCTGCACAAACTGGCGCACGGCACTACCCCCCGCAAGATTCTTTTGAATAGTTGGGAAGGCGTGTACTTTGACATCAACCAGCAAGGTATGGACCAAATGATGGCGGACATTGCCTCCATGGGTGGCGAGTTGTTCGTGATGGACGATGGCTGGTTTGGCGACAAGTATCCCCGTAAGAACGACAGCTCATCACTCGGCGACTGGGTGGTGGACAAGAACAAGCTTCCGAACGGTATTGAAGGCTTGCTGAGTGATGCCAAGAAACATGGCGTCAAGTTTGGCATCTGGATTGAGCCGGAGATGGCGAACACTACCAGCGAACTCTACGAGAAGCATCCCGACTGGGTACTTAAAGCTTCCGAACGTGACGTTGTGTTGGGACGCGGCGGCACGCAGGTAGTGCTTGACCTTGCCAATCCTGCCGTGCAGGACTTCGTTTTCGGTGTGGTAGACAACCTGATGACCTCTTATCCTGAAATAGATTACATCAAGTGGGACGCCAATATGTCTGTCCAGAACCACGGTTCGCAATATCTGACGAAGGATAATCAGAGCCACATGTACATCGAATTCCACCGCGGCTTCGAGAAAATCTGCCAGCGCATCCGTGCCAAATATCCCGACCTTACCATCCAGGCATGTGCCAGTGGCGGCGGTCGTGCCAACTACGGAGTGCTGCCTTACTTCGACGAGTTCTGGGTAAGCGACAATACCGATGCCCTGCAACGTGTCTATATGCAGTGGGGAACTTCCTATTTCTTCCCCGCCATCGCTATGGCATCGCATATCAGTGCTGCCCCCAATCATCAGACGTTCCGCACCATCCCTCTGAAATATCGGATAGACGTTGCCATGAGTGGTCGTTTGGGTATGGAAATCCAGCCCAAAAATATGACGGAAGAAGAAAAGGCTCTTTGCAAGAATGCCATTGCCGAGTACAAGACCATTCGTCCCGTAGTACAGTTGGGAGACATTTACCGCCTGCTCTCTCCTTATGACAAGCAAGGTGTGGCTTCTCTGATGTACGTGGCTCCGGAGAAGGACAAGGCAGTCTTCTATTGGTGGAAGACGGAACATTTCTGTAACCAGCACCTGCCGCGTGTGAAGATGGCAGGGCTCTGTGCCGACAAGCAATACCGGGTGCATGAACTGAACCGTATAGATAATGTTCCCTTGAACTACGAAGGAAAGAGTTTCAGTGGTGCCTACCTCATGGCAAACGGGCTGGAGATTCCCTACAACCATAAGGTGGACTATCACAAGCAGAACGACTATTCGAGCCGTGTGCTTTATCTGGAAGAGGTGAAGTGACATAAGCAAAGGTGAGGTTGGGCCGTGTAAAGGTGAACTTGAGCGGCGTAAAGGTGAGGTTTATGGGTACAGTTGGTACAGTGGGTACAGCGTCTCTTCTATCTCACACACGCATGTATATAAATAATGTACGCGTTATGAAGTAATGTACATAAGCGCATGTGTGTGAAGCAGAAGAGGCGCTGTACCCACTGTACCAATTGTACCACTGTTTGGATGTCCAACTTTTCTTTTCGTACCCTTTTGGGACTTTCAGGTAAGATGGAAACATAAAAAAAGTCCCACAATACATTGATATTGTAGGACTTTTTTCTTTTTGTCGCCTTCTGGCTTTGTTTCTATGTGAACCGCTTGGGATTAATTTATATTATGTATTTATTTGATTTTTAGCTTGTTATTTTAAGTATTTCTACAAGGGTATCACATTAGTATCTTTTTTATAGCCTCCAGCTTCTTTTCAGCATCGTATCTGTCGTCAATCATTTCTCCTTTTCCGGTGCATAGCCACTTGATGTTAAGCATAGGAAATGCCTCAGAAATACGGGCAATACTGTCACTGCCTATGTTCCCTTTGGTTTTCCCCCCTCTGTCCGAACAATTGATGTAATTATTGGACAGACCGCAATAAGCCTCGAATGAATTGAATCCTTTTACTAACTTAAGTTCTTCCCTTGCATATTGGGCGAATATTTTTAACCGGTCTATCGCTCTTTCGTTATGTTCTGATTCCTTTTCCATTTATTTCACCATCTTTTTATTTTCCGAATTCCTTTTGAACTCTTCTATTTCTGCTATTTGTTTTTTTATCACTTCTTTAAGTACGTTTATCGTATCGTTTGCATCTTCAAGCTGCTTTACTGCCGTTCTCAAATCTTTCCCTATATCATTTGAGGCATTACTTAATGAATTGTTGTCTTTGGAAATTTCATTCTCAAAAAACATGTTTCCGCTTCCCGTCAATATATATCCGGGATTTATATTCTTGTACTGTGAGCATACATAGCTTACGACATCTATTTGTATGCTGTTTCTCCCATTCCTTGCATTGGAAAGTTTTTGTTTGGTCAAATCTGGAATCTCTTTGCATAAAGAGGCTCCGCTTATACCGACTTTGTCAAGTACCTCAAAAAACCTTTTTGTGACATCATCCATAATTTTTCACTTTTTATTTTGCGGTACAGAAAATATGTACTACATTTGTCGCCGTAACAAGTACGAGATGTTACCAGACATTGATTGAACATTCTCCTTATGGAGTTTATATATGATTGCCTCGTAATAGCTCGTACCTATTACGGGGCTTTCTGTTTAAAGCCAGTTATACAATCGGTTATTGCATGCTTTCCATGGATTGGATACAGCAGGGCTATCGGGGAAAATACGTTCGACCAATAACAGATTTAAAACAACCTTCCGAAGCTTCACGGTGAAAGCCCGTGAGGGGATGCACGAAAGAAGGCAGTCGATTGAAATAAGCAGACTGGTGCGCAGGTGCAGGTTACGGGATAACCAACTCTGTAAAAGCTGAAAGCCGAGATTGGAAGCACCCAATTCAGAGCCGATGGGGTCGATACCTAACTTATACTGGTGATTTACCATCGAATTATCCTTGAACCGTTAGAGAGAAAAACCGCTCTCTACGGGTAAGGGGATGATTCACTCAAAAATCAACGTTCCTTCAAACCTGGTGATTTACAAGTTAATATAAAGTATATAATTTATTGAATAAATAATAACATATATATTTTTAGATGCTGATACTATTAACTGATTGTCTAATAAATAAAATAATGGATTATGAAATACTCAAAACAAGACAAGGAGTATATGCAAAAGCTCAAGGAGGCTTTTGCCGATATGCAGGAAATACCTTTTCGTGAGTTGAAAATGTCAAAAGAGCGTTTTTCTCAATTATCGAACACGTATGAAAAAATTAGCGATTCAGAAGAGTTGAAAGATTTTGCTTTCATATCTACCCATCCATACGTGCGTGATTATTACATTTCATCTTGCGGTAATCTTCTGTTGTCTGAAAAACTGTCTTTGTTGACGAAAGAGATAAGTTCTATAAAAGAAACAAGTTTTACTGAAAACCTCGTAGGGTCTATTAATTGCATTTCAAATAGCATACAGAGAATATATGATTTTTTGTTATTTAATAAATGCAAACTTGAAATAAGGCATATCATTAAGATAAAGCCCTCTTTGACCGTTCATTTATATCTTTCCATTATATCGCTTTCATTGTTGGTTGTAGCAATATGCCTTGCTGTAAAAAGTGTATATCCATAGTTTTATTATGGAATAAAGGCTGTATAACCGATTGTAAACATTTCAAAGACCAATTTTAGACCTATTTTTTATGCCTTGGCTAAACATGTTTTATAACATACATATTTTCTGTACTTTTTCTTTTGAGTACAAAATATATGTACTATCTTTGCGGTGTTGTTAGAACGACAGAACGACAACAACAAGGCATAAAAAAAATAGGAGCAACTATAAAAGCCGCTTTTACTATATCCGAAGGCAAATATAGTGGTTTTCTATTAAAAAACAAAGATAATGTAGAAAATTTACATAAAGAAAGAATATGAAAGTAACAAGAGAAGAAGTTTCGAAGATAAAGCCAGGGAGTTCTCTTACCGTATGGCTGTCAAATTACAACGAATGTGACTCTGCGAGAGCAACTGCTTACAGAACGGCTTTGGCAATTCCAAGACCGGATGTAGAGAGATATAAGGTGGAAATTGATACCAAAACTTTCAAGGTTACTATAACCGCAATCGAAAAGAAATGAACCGTTCAGAAGCAAGAGCAGTTGCTGAGGAGTTGTACAAGCTTATGCGTAATGACGTGAAAAGACTTGTAAAGGAAGCTGTTGAAGAGGAAACTTCTGAATGGCTTGGTGCCCGTGAAGCTGCGGAATTACTCGGTTGGTCTCTGGGGACTTTATACAACCGTATAGACACCGTTCCTCATAGCAAGAGTGGGAGAGTGCTTCGTTTCAAGAAGTCATCATTGATAAAACTTCTCGAAAGATGAAATCAAGGGATTACAATCTTGTAATTGACGGCAGATACAACCACAGAGCCATCATGCAGCTTGCCTTTGCCTATTCCAGAAGGAACAAGTCACTCCGGCGGTTCTCCTTTGGGCATGCGTTGAGGGAGGCTTGGGCTGATGCTAAAATGAAGATGGACGAATACACCTCTTCCCTTGTCGGCAGGGAACCTATAGGCAGGAAATGCAATAGCCATGATATAGGATACGCGATGCTCGGCTGGCGATACGAGCATATGGACATGAATATTTAAACATTCCCGTGGTCGGATTGAACGGCTTCCGGTAGCGAGGACCGGACGGGAGCACTTGATAGGTCTTTGGAGCGGATTTAATCTGCAAATTGTGAAGCACAAGGCGGCTAAGACTATAACCCGTTGGCTTGTGAACATACAACGAAGTATTGAAAATAGGGAATATCACACAGTGATAGCCATGCTGCGAATGGGCAGAAAGGTTTACGACGGTTCTTTTGCACCGAAATGTCCTACGGTGGCGAGTATGCGGTTTGGGCACCCGTATCGCAAAGGAACAATATTAAAAGACAATATAAGCGTCCTATCCAGTCCTCAATAGGTATAAAGTAAATGGCGGCGAAGGGCGACCATACCACGCTTATCGATATATCTCCCCTCCCGTCAAATTCGGGTATGCTGAAAGGCTAAACACGCATTGTTGCGTTGAGGGCGAGCCAATATTTATTAATCTTTAAATATATAGAATTATGATTGGGAAAAAAGTTATTATCCGCGCTGATAGAGCCGGTGTATTTTTCGGTACGTTGAAAGAAAAGAATGGTAGTGAAGTTACATTGACAGACTGCCGAAGATTGTGGTGTTGGTATGGGGCTGCATCTATCAGCCAATTGGCAGTAGAAGGGACAAAACGCCCTAATGATTGTAAATTCACATTGGCCGTGCCGATAATTTCAATTTTAGGGGTTATTGAAATAATACCTTGTACAGACGAAGCAATAAAATCCATTGAGGAGGTAGACGTATGGAAGAACAGATAAGAGAGTTTCTTAGTATATACTCTGGCTCTGGCTCTGGCGATGGCTATGGCTATGGCTCTGGCTATGGCTATGGCGATGGCTCTGGCTCTGGCTCTGGCGATGGCTATGGCGATGGCTCTGGCGATGGCTATGGCGATGGCTCTGGCTCTGGCTATGGCTATGGCGATGGCTCTGGCTCTGGCTCTGGCGATGGCTATGGCTATGGCGATGGCTCTGGCTCTGGCTATGGCTATGGCGATGGAATTAAAACATTCAATGGCGACAAAGTATATATCATTGATGATATTCCTACAATTATCAAGCATGTTCATGACAATGTAGCTAAAGGATATATACTGAACGATGACTTTACATTGACTGAGACATTTGTTGCAAAAGGGAATGGGAAATTCGCTCATGGAGAAACATTGCACGAGGCCTTTGCTTCACTTCAAGAAAAATTGTATGACGATTCAACCGAGGAGGAAAGACTAGAAGCTTTTAAAAAGCATTTTCCAGACTTTACTAAAAAGGTATCGGCTAAAGAATTGTTCCATTGGCATCATGTGCTGACCGGTTCGTGCAAGCAAGGAAGGTTGTCATTCTGTACCAATAAGGGAATAGACATTGACAATGATACTTACACCGTACATGAGTTTATAGAGTTGACTCAAGATTCTTATGGCGGTGATATAATCAGAAAATTGAAGTAATTATGTAATTATCTCGTGGTCCTTCATAGATGTTGGAGGGCAGTAAGGCTACCACCGGAACGCCCACGGGAGCAACAATTTTATGTATTCATAAATTTGCATAATTAGGTTTTGTCCGGGCGGTCTGTGAAGATAGGCCGGATTTTTATGAAAAATATATATAATCAATAATATACATATGGAAAAAGAAATTGTAATCGATGAGAATTATCGAACAACAAAAGTGTTCGATGAAATGAGAGTAGGGGATGTGGTTAAAGTTCCCTATAGCGACTCCCGCCATTCTGGGATAAAAAGCGAAGCTGCAAGACGTAATAAAGTCGCCAGGTTGACGAAAAAATTGAAAGGTAAAATAGACCTTATGTATAGGGTATCCAAAGAAGAACACCCGGGATTCTCTTCCATTATACGACTTAAATAGTTATAACATACACACGACATGAATAGAATCCTTACAGAACTTACACTTGAATGCGAAATTACAGCACGAATGTACGCTGGAAAATCCAGTGTAAGCTGCCCCCTAAAACCAAGCGATTCTGCCCCCTTAAAACATTCAACAATGCCCCCTTAAAAAGTCTTGACCGATGGGGTTATTAT